TTTATCAGTACCATCAAAATTAAATTTTTCAAAATCGTATGCTCTAGTTGATGTACCAAGACCAGTTGTTAAAGTTGTAAAACTACCTGATGTGGTCCCTCTAGATATATCACCACCTCTTGCAGCTATTATTTGACCATTAAATACTATAGCACAATCTACAACTTTACTAGTATTACTAGAACCTTCTGGAACTATATTAGTATTGTATAAAGCTGTACCACTAACTCTTCTATATCCACCTTTAATATCTGGTTCAAAATTTTGCAATATTAGAGCCTCACCAGGAGCCATAGAAAACACATCTTTATTTAGTGTTAAACCCCCAGCACAACTCACTACAAATGGTGAAATTAAATCTGTAGTTGGCATTTATTACCTATCTGACATTACGTTATATATTCTAACATCAGATCTCATATAATCTGCTTTTGTAGAATAATCAGTTTTAAATAATCTTAATTTTCTTTGATAATCTCTATCTGCTAATTGTGCATGTTGTGGATCTGATCTTAACATGTACACATAATATTTTGCTCTATCTATAATTAATGAACTAAATCTATCTGGTAATGCCATGTTATCACCATGTGCAGATAAATCAGTATGTGTTGTATAGTAGTTATATGATAATGTCATTTCATCACTACTAGGTATTGGTGTTACACCAAATGCTGTAAAGTTTGGTAGTATATAAACTTTAGCTGGTGTACCAAATACATCACTATCATTTCTATCATCTATATGTTTATAATTTTGTAAATAATCATCGTATGATATATATAATACTTTTTGTCTAGTTGCATCACTTCTAGAACATCTAACATAATCTACATCTAACTGAACACTAGATGCTTCTAAATATATAAAAGATGATTTTGCTGTTGCAGTAAATGTAGTATTTAATATAGCACCTTGTCCAAAATCTGATACAGCTATTGTAGTATCTAAATTTTGTGTGCCACCTGCTGATGTTCCAACTCTAACAATTAATGCAGTGCTAGAACTATTAGGACTTAATACTCTAACTTGTAATTTATATTCTTTGTTTACTATAGTTTCAACAGATTGATATGCTGCTGCACTATTTAAATTTAATCTACCATTACCACTTGAAGTATATGATGGTGACCCATCACCAGTAGTCCAGCTATTTATATTAGATGTAAACTCACCATTAGTTACTAATTCTCTTGGGCCAATGGTAAATGAATCTCTATCTATTTTTCTAAAATCTGCTGGAAAATCATATTCTTTATCTCCAGTCGTTAAATTTTGTGTAGTTCTAGCATACAATAAAGGCACTTCTGATGCCTCATTGTATATGTCATGAATACCTTTATTAATAAAATCTTTAACAGCAGTTTGTATACCTCTACTAGAACTAAACGTACTAGAGGTTAACTCTGTTTCGTTTAATTCTCTAAGTACTCTGTTTGTGAGTGTTAGGTAAGTTGTTGCCATTTTCTAATAAGTTTAAAATTTTGTCTAGTTTTTCTTCTTGGTCACTAATTCTTTTTTCTAATTTAATAACCCTCATAGTATTATCAACTGGCCCTAATGGAATAACTCTTTGTCCTGTACTAGCTCTAGTTTTTTTTGTTAAATCGTGAATAGCCATAAATCTCCTAAATATTATAAGGGGTATAAATTAAAGGGGGCATATAGCCCCCTCTAAAATTAAACAGATTACACAGCAGTGTCGTGCTGAGTGTCTGTATTTCTGTCAGTTTCGTCAATACCTGATACATCACATAGTACTGCAAATACACGGATTTTTCCTGCCGTTGAATCTGCACTTAGTACTAATACGTCTAAAGTATCCGCACTTGCAACTATAGTTCTAGCTGTAGCTGTTGGTGCAGAGAATCCTGTAGCGTTAGTATCTCCATCAACATATCTGTCAACATCTCCACCTGTGATACCCAAATCAAGAGTTACTGAGCTAGAACATGCAGTAATTACTTCAATTCCAGCTTCCATGATTAAAGTTTCAGCAGGTATATCTAGTGCTCTAAGAACATCATTTTGTGCTGCTCCAGAGTCACCATTGATTGCTGATATGTCAATTGTATTTTCAACTAAATAAGGTGTTCTACCATTAGACGGATGTCCAGTAGTTCCACCAGCTGCTGTTAAATCGTATGTAGCCATAGTTCTCTATTATCCTCCTAATTAACCTATTGATATAACGCCTCTTTGGACTGCTTCACTTCTAAGGATTTTTCTTCCAAATACGTGTAGTCCTCTGACAACGTCTGCGAATGAATCAGGGTCTCTGATTAATTCTGTTTTAGCGATATGATTTACAGTTGCAACTCCTGACATATGTCCGTATAAGAACACATGCTCATTTGATCCTGAAGAACCAAATGTATGATCTGCAGCTGAACCACTTGATACAGCAATAGCATTTGATTGATACATGTTAAAACCAAATAATGGTCTGTCTGTAACTTTACCATTTCTGATTTGTGATGTAGCACCATCAGCCATTACTGATTGGTCAGAAAGTTTAGCACCTGCTTTTCTTAGTTGTTCAAAGAATTCAGGTGATGAAACTAACCATCTATTTTCTTCTGGCACATCATTTCTATCCAAGTTCTTTTTAGCAGTTGATACTAAATTAGCTAAAGTATCATCCGCTGCATCACCATCAATTGGTGAAGCGTCAGTTCCTGTACTAGTACCATTAGTAGCATTGTCATAAATAAATTTCAATACGTTATAGTCATAGTTTTTCTTTAATGAATATGCACCTGAAGAGGTTGCAAGAGCTTCAAAGTTTACATGAGATTGTCTTTC